ATCAATTGTTAATAGATCTGCATGAGAAATATAAGGAGCATCGGTGGCTTTCATCGTTGCTCTGGGCTGGTAGCCATCTGCTGCAACAGTGTTGCCTTCAATCGCAAAGTAATCCTCATCCATCAAAATCTCAATATTTGAGCTGGCGCCAGAATCTATATCAAACCAGCTATTTATTTTTCCTGGTCTGGTATCCCATAAAGTGTCTTGGACTTCAAAGAAAGTAGCTGTAATTCCAAACCCAGTTGTTGAATTAACATAGGAGGAGAAATCAGCAGCACTTTCCAGAGCCACAATTAACTCTTAGCTCTTTTTTTTGGAGCTTTAACAGATTTATTTTTAAGCGGCTTATCTTTGTGGCTTACATCTTCTGCACTGCCGTTCGAAATAAATTGTCTGGCTTCAGCAGATGAAACTTCAACCACATCGCCTTCGTGTTTAGGTACACCTCTAATGTGCACTGTTTTTAAAATTCTAATATCCATAATTTTCCTTTAAAAGTGGGCAGCCAATAAAGGCTGCCCTGAACAATATCGCTAATTAAGCAATAATATCTTTGATAACTCCAAAGCCTGTATCGTGACGAATCGCAACATCTAAATCTTGGAAAAACGCTAAACGTGTTCCACCAGAAGTAGATAGTGAAGATGTGTCAACAACAACATCAACGCCACTCCAGAATCCAAGCATTACATTGCTGAAATCTCCAAAGATAGCTGCTGATAAAGCTGATCCAGTACCTTTGGCAAGGTTAGAAGGAACTAAAGTAGTTGAAGCTACGTTGTAGCCCAATATTTCGCTTGCAGCTTCCATGATGAAATTACCTTCAGCACCGCCACTTTGTTTTGCTATAGTTCTTAAAGCAGCAATGACTTTTGGGTTAGTCAAAAATGCTGGGTTTGATCCCATAGCATTTGAGACATCAACAGCCTTGATTAGCTCAACAATTTTTGCATAAGTAGGAGCAAGACCATTTGTGCCCATAGAAACTACGTTTCCAGAAGCAACGCCTGGCATAATTCCAGATGGCTCATTGGTTGCACCACCATTAATAGCAACGCTATCAATCTTTCTGGCAAACTGAGTGATGATGTCATTTCGTAGGACTGATTCAACAGAAGGATCTGATTGAAGCATTAGCTTTCTTGAACAATCAACGTAAGACGCCAAAGTTTTTGGAGTCATATTTATTTGCGCAAAAGTTGCAGCACCTTCGGTCGGAGCTCCACCTTCAGCAACAAACGCAGTGTTGGTTGTCTGAGCTGATAATTTAGGTATTGAAATATTACCTTTTAGACCAGTCATAACCCTTGCGCCCAACTCACCAATGCTCAATTTAGCGTATAAAGCTGAAATGAATTGATCTGAAAGATGCTCTGTACCAACCAAGAATCCACCAGCACTGTTTGGATTAACAGTTTGGTCTCTTTGTCCCCAGTTAAGATCTGAAGGCATATAAAAACCTCTAGCTTCTTTTCCAGTTCTGTTAGCAATTTCTTCTGAAAGCTCTCTCTCATAACCAGCTTTAGACCAGTCACCAGATGAAGCCGCGTTAACAGCTCTGATTAAAGAATATTGACCTCTTTCAGATTTGTTCAAGCCTAGGTTTGCAGGAGCAACTTCTAAAGGTTCAGAGTTAGAAATAGTATCTAATAATGCGCCTCTGAATTGCTCAATGTTCATTCCTTTAGCTACCGCATCATCACCCAAATCTCTTTGGCCGTGGTGTTTTGCAAGGTCAATGATTTCCTTGTTGTTTTTAAGCATTTCTGCTCTTACAGAATCAGATGCTTCATTTCTGATAGCATTTTCATCTATTTTATTTTCTTCTGACATTTTAATATCCTTAAAATTTAATTCTTGTTTATTTTGAGAACGTCCTACCCCAACAAATTGGCTATTGTCTGCACCTATGGCCACACTGCTAACCTCCATTGGAGTCCAGCTAGTAGCTCTATAGTGATCGCCTATAGTGTCATCGGTATCACGTTCCATTTTATTAATTCTGTAGCCAACACTAATATTCTGGCGAATACCATCTTTGACATCTTGAAAAATCTCCGAAGCAAGCTCACTTTTCCCAAAGCGAACTACAGCGTGTGTTCTTTTACGCTGCTCATCAATTTCAAATTTTTCCACTACGCCTATAACACGAGACATATCGTGATCAAGGAGAAACGGACTTCTTCCGCTTGCTATAAACTCCATGTCTATAGATTCACTTTTATGGTCTAGGACTTCTAGGCCAAACGATCGAGAAACAGGCTGTTCGCTTGACACGCCAATTCTTACAGTTCTGTTTTCTTCGTCTATATAAGATGCTTTAGATAGATCAATAGTTCTATAAGCAAGTTCGCTTAGATCACCTCTATCCATCTCATCTTCTGTAATTTCAACTTCTACTTCTTCAGTTTCAACCTCTAAATTTTCTTCTGCAAGAAATTCCATTTTAGTTTCTTCTGGTTCAGCAATAGAAGTATCGCTTTTAATATTAATCATTACATTTCCTCGCTAGTTGTTATTAACTTCTTCATCTGATACAGCAATGTCTGCTGGAACAGGTTGTTTCTGGCCAAATGGTTGATAAGCACTCTTAATACCATATTGATCCATTAAATCTTTTTCCTTTTGATGCATTTCCATTAGTTCTTCAGCATCTCTGCCCTGTGAAGATGCAATATCAGAATATGTTGTGATGCCGTTTTGCAATCCAACCACATGAGCTTGGATTTCTTTTAATGGATCTATCCAAGACCATTCACGGCAAACGTAATTAGTTCCATTGAAGAATTTATCAAACTTTTCTTCTGGTAAGTTGATGGCACCAAACCCCAAAGACATCTCGAGCCACTTTCTAAATATTGGTTCCATCATGTGCTGAACCATAAACTGTTGGGATATCTGATACATAGCCCTGTCTTCTAAGGCACCTTGTCTGATAGAGCTGTAATTAACTGAAGTAAGGTCATTTGTTAGCGAGTGATATGAAATGTTCAACCCAGAAGCTATCCCTCTTAGAACGCTTGTTGTGAATGAATCAAAAGCTGTTGATGGATGGCTTGGATCAAAGGTTTGGAACGTCATTCCTGCTGGCAGTTGTTCAAATGTTCCAGGTTCAGCAGACATCACAGGAGCATTTCCATGCCCTGTATCTTCATCTCCAACGTATGAATTGCCATCTGGTGAAACAAAGAAACCCATTTTACTAGCTGCAACTCTTGAGCTTGTAAGTTCACTTATAAGATATCCATTCAGCATTTTAATATTGGCCATAGAAGTCGCAATAGGTGATACGCCCCTTGTTTGCTCTGGTCTATCGCTTAAATAACAATGCATCATTTCATTGGCTGGGATTCTGATCCGCTTTCTAACATTTGAATAAAGCGTGTCATAGGGATGGTCTTTAAATAAGTAGTAGGCAACTGGACGATCATATTCATCCACCTCCACTCCCATTTTTATGGTGTTGCCATTGTTGGCTGTGTCGTTATAGTCCTCATCTAAGTGATCTGCTTCCCAAAAGCGAATCATATAACCAAATTTATTTGTGTTTGTTTTGATATGCTGAATAAGAATTTCTCCATCTCTATATAAAGTAGTAACAAAAAGTTTCTGTGCATCTAAAAAGCTCATTTTTCCATTAGCCACGCAAATTCCTTTGTGGCACCATTCTTTCCAAGCGGCCTCAATCTGTTGGTTTGCTCTCATATCTAAACTGCCATTATCGTCTCTGGCTTTTGAACTAATTCTAATACCAGACTTTCCAACAACATTGGAAACCATTAAGTTTAGATATCTAGCAACATAGGAATCATTTCTAGCTAATTCTCTGGCTCTGGCTCTTAATACCTTGAGGTTTGGTTGAATCTCTGAGTCTGCACTTGATGAAGTAGAGGAAAAGTCTGAGAATAATCTGCTTTTAGAGGCTCCTTGAAAAGTTCTTTGCTTTAAACTAATTTGCTTTTCTTCTCGCTTTCTTCTTCTTAAAATATTGTTATACCAAGCCATTAGAATTTCACCTCTATAGTATTTCCAGAAGCCAATCCATTTTTAACGCTAGATCTTTTCTTTTCAATTTCCCAGCGAGCCTCATAACTATCCCTAAAACTAAAAAGCTCATCAATAGACATTCTGGAAAGAGATCTATTAGCAATGCTCATAGAGCTTTGATCCATGGTTGCGCGGCCTTCAATAACAGCTGTAATAGAATCTAAAATAACCTTTGTGTGAGATCTAACAGCATCATCTATAATGTTTGAATAACCATCGGCAATAACGCTTTCTACATTATCTGAAGTTCTAACAATAATTGCTTCCCATTTGTAATCGCCTGCTGTTTGAGATGAAGTGCTGCTTACTTCAAAAATATAAGAATCATCACTTTCTGTTGCGTTAACAGTAAAGTTTGAGGCGGTGGATCCGCTTACTAGGTTGAACTTATACTTTAATGAGTAGGAAGTTAAAGGATAATCGCTTGCCAAATCGCTTTTTTTCCACGCCCAGTAGCCGCCTTTTTTTAGAATAGCTGGAACTTCACCAGGATAATTAGCTGAATCAAATACGTTGCTCAAGCAAAAACCTCAAATTTAAAAGATATATCTAAGGTTTAAGCTATGAGCCAATTTATAAAAGTCAATATTAACGTATGTTCTTTATAAATCTTTCCAGCTATTAGCAAAATTGGAGTTCGGCCTGTTGTTTCTTCTCATTAATGGGTTTGATTCGTCTTGTGGTTTTGGCTCTTTTGCCCCTGTGAGCAATCTTTCTTCAATGACATCAAAGTTTGGATTTAATAAATAAATAGCAGCGAAGTTATACACTAGCAAATCCAAAATCTCGTTTCTAGGCCTGATTTGCTTCCATGCCAATGCTTTGCGGCCACGAATCCATTTAGTTATTCGCTTCTCCGCTGTCAATTGTAAAAAAAACTCCTCATCTACATCTGCTGGAAAGTGCAGCGTAGTTTCATCTACTGGAGCATTCAACCTAGCAAAGATATTCTCTTTGGCTGTGTCTGTGCCAACTGAATACAAAACATTCTGCAATTTACCAACATAAGTTGGCTTGCTAACTATTGGCTTTCCTGGAACACTTGCTCCTTTAATAGCAAATATTCTTCTTCCTTGTCTGGGCTTGGTAAAAGAATAAACTCTTTGAGTGTGATGGCCGCCTGAGTCAATACAAGTTGATGATATGGAAATAACCCTTCCTGATTCAGTTTTAAACCTACTTTTTAAATACACGTCTAATTCATTCCAAACATTCACTGCATTGGGATCTCCCCAGAATACCTTATGCTCAATTACCCATGATTGATAGTTATGCCCCCATCCCACAGTCATAGCTTCAAGACGATCTTTCTGGCAATCAACTGCACAAGTTGCAACCAAGATATCCTCTGGAAGCGTAAGGCCGTCATAATTAAGCCTTCTAGTTAATAACCCTTCATGCTCAACACCATCACCTTGTTCTTCCCATGACTCGCCAAGAGAAGTGTTTATAAATGTTTTTAAAGTCTCTGGGTTCTTTTTAGCTTCAAGAAACGCAAAAGCCATATCAGCCCAGGTTGACCAAACGCTGTAAAGCTCTGAGATGTGGAATCCTGCTGTTTTGTTAATTTCATTTGTAGATATCCACTCTCCATTGTTTATCATCCATTGTTTGCTTGATTCCTCAATCAATGAACCGCAATCCTCGCAAGCATAAACTGCTGTATCTGGTTTATCCTCATCCCATACTAAGTTTTTCCATTTCAACACTTGTTTATAATTACACTCTGGGCAAGGCACGTTGTAATATCTTTTGTCTGATTCCTCAAAAGCAGACTCAATAGCAGATATTCCTTTTATAGTTGGCGTGCTGCACATAAAGATTTTGCGATTAAAAAAGGTTTTAGTTCTAGCTATAGCTAAAGATATTGGAGATCCCTCACCTTTTACGTTATGTTCAAAACGATCTATTTCATCCAAAAAAAGGCAACGTATAGGCCGTGAAGCCAGCCCTGCTGGAGATCCAGAAGATGATATTGTTATATGGCCACCAGGAAACTTTTTGTGCATTGTTGTATTGCCTGAGTCTCTACTTTTAGCATCGGATACAACCTCTCTTAATCTATCGCTATCTCTTATCATTGCAGCAAGCCTATCTTTACTAAAAGCCTGCCCCATTGTTAAATTTGGCTGCACCACCATCATCGGAGAAGAATCTTGATCTATATAATAACCAATAGCATTTAACAAAATTTCTGTCTTGCCAACCTGACTGCTTGTCATCACAACAATTCTTTCAATATTTACATCGTTAAAAGTGTCCATTATTTCACGCTGATATTCACATCTGCTTGTATGCCAGCTACCTGACTCTGCACTAGATTCTGGAGATAACTTTCTATATGTATCAGCCCACTCGCTAATCGTTAATTTCGGTGGTGGCCTCAATTTCTGCATTGTGTTTTTCACCACGATCTGCATATTCTTTTGGTAATCCATTGCTCTCCGCTAGTTCGTTTAAAATCCTATAAACTTCTTCGTCAATAATAACTTTTATATCTTGTACTGATTTTGCCGCCATAAGTAAATGAGCTATCTTGCTGGCTAGGCCTAAGAAACCTACGCGAACAATTGAAAAAAGGTTAGCCCAGTTGATCAAAACCATTTCAACAGGTAACAGCAAACCTTCTAGCTCTGACACTTTTAACTCAGCAGCATCTGCCTGGGCGCGTGTTAACCTAGTTTTTTCTTCGGTTATATCTCCGCTGCCACTCCTTTTGTTGTAGCCGCCCAGCTTCCGAAGGTATGAAATGTAAGCAATCCTGCAAACATCTATGTTGATTGGGGATCTCCCCATCTTAGAGGGCAAAATACCATCTCTTATAAGCTCTGAGATCCGCTTAGTGCTTAGATCCAGGTGCTCCGCTAATTCTCTTTGCGTAGCCATAATTACCTAATTGAAAAAGGGCTGTGACTGCAAAAAACCTGCGGTGCGCAATTACCCATAGTGCAGCTTGTAGAAGAACCTACTTTCATTTGGCAGTCCTTAAAGCAAATTTCAGCCTTTTAGAATAATTAGATTCGAAACCATTCTTTCTTGAGAAAGCAACGCCCTGACCAATCATCTCAAAAGGAAACAAAGATTTATATCTAGCTGTTTTTGTAAGCCTTGCCACCTGTCTAATTCTTTGACCAGAGACTGTTCCTGTAGCTTCTCTACCATACCTTTCCCATATACCATCGCTGCCCTGGTTACCCTTAGGCACACCAAAGAAGTATTTCTTTTTATTTCTTTTTATCTTACTGTATGCGCCTTTGGTTATGTTGCCAGATGGATAGCGAGAGATATCCTTTGCATTAGATTTGTTTGGAACTAGGATAGTTGATTTCTTTGGTGTTCTTGTTCCACCATCAACCTCTAACTTCATATAATCCTCACGCTTTTCTTCAACATATACAACAGCCATTAGATTGGTTTTTTTGGCTTTTTCCACCCTAAAGCCTTTCTGTGTGAATGTAGTAGGATTGTCAAATTTTTGCGTGGTTTGTTTCTTCTCAGCCCTGTGCACAGCAAAAGCTGTATCATTCAAAGCCATCATAGTAGCAAATGGAATTTGCTTTTTCTCTGTCTTGGTAAGGCCTTTACTTATCTTTTTAATGTTTGTCTTAACGCTGATTTTCATACTTACCCCACGCACTCTTACCATTAAATTTTAGCCCTAATTCTGCTGCCTTTCTTCTAATGGTTGATGGGCTACAACCAAATTGCATTGCTACATCCCTGGAGCTTTTACCCTGCCTAATCTTTTGTTTTAGTTTTTCTTTGTCTATCTTCATTGTTACCCTTTTGTTATTTATAAATTATAGATTATAAAATAATCTCATTGTTATCTACTTCATTGCCCCAGCTATCCCAACCCTCTCTATTGTTTCTAGCAAAAAGTTCAATCTTAGGCCCAAAATTAAGTGCTTCAATCTTTTCGTAGAACTTCTCTGGCTTTTTGCTATGTTTGCTTTTCTTTGCTGTAACTAATGTGCTTTCACTTCTCGATTGGGGTTTCATTTGTCCCTTTTTTCCAAACAAACATATCTCATGTTGCCCTCTAAAATAATAACCAAGACCGATAGTATTCTTTGCCCATACTAAATTAGTTACATAAGTAAAACCCCACTCTTTCATAACATCTAAACCATCTTTTAGGAAATTGTTTGTTACCCAAAGAAACAACCAACATTTTTCATCTGCTAAATTAGCTACAGGCAATTCTTTTATATCTTTAGTTTTCATTAACTTGTAGTGTCTATCAGCACCTCTTTTAATTTTTCCACCCCCTTGTTCATTCCAGGGTGGATCAGCATAAATAATATTGTATTTTTTATTTGGAAAAGGAATCATTTTACGCCCAATTCTCATCATCTTTAAGTATATCCATAGCAATCTTTGAATAACCATGGGCATCAAGGAAACTATCCTTATGATCTGGA